GGATCCCACCTACACCTAGGCTATACTGATGCAGATGGTAAAGCACAAGACCCAGCAGACCTGCTTAAATCACTTGACACCTTTGACACAGGTGGATTTACAGGGGATTGGGGCGGTAGCGACGGAAAACTAGCTATGCTGCATCAAAAAGAGATTATCTTAAATGCAAATGACACGCCTAATTTCCTTAAAGCGCTCGACACTTCAAAAGAGCTACTAAACCAAAATCAGCAAAGTAGTAATATGAATAGTGGTTTAAACTTAGATGATCTTCTGAAGTCTTTCAGTACAGAAAGTGTAAGTACCGCTAGTTCTAGTGTTGGCAGTTCTGGTACTGGTATTAAGCCTGCTATTCAAGAATCACGGATTACCATTGATGTTAATATTAAAGGTGAAAAAGCTTCTCAACTTAATAATGTAACAGTAGAAACGCTTAAAGCATTAGTACAGCAAGGAATTGAAGCTTACAAGCGTCAACAGCTTGCTATGAATCCTACGGCGACGGGATGGTGATTAGTAGGTGACAACTTATTTAACAAAGACCATAAGCAAGGATACAGGTGGCGCTTATGCTAGACGTTATGTACCAATTACCCAAGTATCCTTTCATACAGATACTCAGTGCTACCAAGTAAGGGGGATTATCGACGGTTCAAGTACTAATTCAGACCCTACAGACCAGCTTTTATCCGTCACCACAAATAAAGCCCTGAGCGCTCCCGCCGGAACTTTTTCTGTAACTCTAGCGGGCGATGGCTGGTTTATGCCTGATGGAGTTCCTAAGCTTAAGCCTAATGATCTAGCGGTTATTTATATGGGATATAAGGCAAATAACAAAAGTGTTACCTGGACGGATGGAACTACCCATACAGCTACAGAAGACCTCAGTACGGTCATGATCGGACTTATTGACACAGTAACACGTACACGGTCTGGTGGAGGCAATGGGGTGCAACCACAGGTAACTACAACGATCACAGGCAGAGACTTCGGAAAACTACTTATTAAGTCAATGCTCAAATTTTACCCTGAGTTAAATTGGGGCACGAACGAGCAACACTTTTTCCTCACACAGGTTGGCTGGGTAACTTTACTGCAGGCGTTTACGGGAGCAGATGCTATTATGGGAACTCCTGCAAAGATACTAGACACAATCATGCGTTCTATCCTTAAAAAACTAGTCGATATAAAGTGGAAAGTCTATGATGATAATATTACTGGTGCTGTAGGAGGTCCTAAAACAGCTAGTCTTGGTAACATGCTCAGATATCGCTTTGCTCAAACAGAGTTTACTATCCCTTTTTATATGACAGCACAGCAATATGAAGGTAGTGTATGGAATCTAATGGAACGTGTGAACCTAAAACCCTTCACAGAGCTTTTTGTAGATACACGTGACCGCTGGGATGTTGACTGGGGTGATGGTCACGCTGGTCAAGTAGTTACCGAAGTTTGTGAGGAGAGTAGCGATAGCTCAAAAGGGGCTCTTTCTGAAGACAAGGGTAAATGGGACTATCCATCGACTATGTTCGGTAAAAAGGACGGGGCACAGGCAGTTGTTGTCTTTAGAAACACTCCGTTTACACAGGAATTATGGTCTAAACTTCGAACACATGATCTATTTTCAGAGGACATTATTACTGAAACACTGTCCTACTCAGATAATGAGAACTATAATCTATTCTGGTCTGGTACAACTCTAACACCATTCGCCTCTACATTTGATCTTAAAAGAGTCAACCCACCTCTGATTAACGAGGACAATGTAAAGCGCTACGGTCTTAACTCTTTGGAGATCCAGATTGAAGGTTTACAACTTCTGAAGGCAAGTGAACCGACCCAGACCGTTTCTCTAGTCACTATGGCTAAAAGCTTAAATCAAAAGCTTAAAGATTGGTTCGAGCACAATGATACCTACTTGTCAGGTACATTGGAAATACGTGGTAAAGCAGACTTGAAAATTGGGCAAAAACTTATACATAAAGAGCTCGGTTTGGAATTTTATGTAGAAGGTGTTACTCAAAATTTCCAAGTTTATGGAGAATGGCATACTGTAGCACAGGTAACTCGTGGACGGCTAGTTACCTAAAGTACTTTTTTAGAAGGGAGTTAATATCATGCACGAGCAGGCAGGCTTAGGTAATAAAAAAATACACCGCATGCCAACGTATACTGAAACACAAATTGGGCGTGTAACTAGTGCTAATGACTTTAAAAAGTATGGACGTATAGAAGTTATCTTTTTAGACTACGGACAGCCTTTTCCTGTGTGGGTGAGTGGTGACATTGATCGAGAGCCTGTCAGTGGTGACCAAATACTTGTTGGGTTTATACAAGGAAGACAAGACAATCCCTATATGCTCGGGTATGTTAGAAATGAATCTTATACTTCTAATTTTATTTTGGTAGAAAAAGATAAAATTACACTTCAGCTACCAACTGATCCTGAAGATATTAAAGGTAATCTACTTGACGATAGTAAAAAAGATAGTCGTGTAATTATTGAACTTCTAACGTCCGGAATTGCTATTACCTGTAGTGGTGGTGTTACCCTTAAAGGAGGAACAACAGGTGTCTCAATGGATGGTGGAACTCAGGGAGTAGCACGCATTGGGGATGCAGTGCAGGTAACAGTGCCTACTCATGGTACATGTACAGGTACGATTACCAGTGGATCGGCGCTTACAAAAGCGTAAAGGGGGAGGGGCTGCTATGGCACTAGTATCTAATAGTACAGCTATGCTAAAACAAAATTATCACCAGACCTTTGAAATTCATACTGAAGGCAATAGAAAAGTTGTTACAAGGCATACGCTTCTTCTTAACCCACAGAGCTTAACACAAGCAGAACAAGCGAAAGTTAGCGTAACTCAGACGCTTGGCGGGGCTTATGTTACCGATTTTGGTGAAGGCCTTCAGCAAGTTACTATTGCAGGTACGACGGGATATAAACAAAGGTATAACGCTGACGGTGAGTTACGAGACGGGTTCGAGGAATTTGTTCACTTCCGAAATGAAGTTTATCGAAAATTTGTCAAAACTAATGATCCAGATTACATGATGTTTTGGTATAATTGGGAAGACAAGGAATACTACAGAATTCAACCAATTTCATTTCGTCTCCAAAGAAGTGTTTCGGAATCTCTTCTGTACCGTTATGAATTTGTGTTTACATGCTTAAATGAGGCTACTAAGGGGTATACATCACCTGAAATAGCAAATCCCAACCTAGACTTTATATCTATAGGCTCAAGCCTTTCTAGCATGGCTAATAATGCTACCGTCATAGTAAATGCTTTAGTATCTAAGTTGTAGAAGGGGGTGTAAGCTATATGGCAGTAATGGAAAGTACACTGTATCTACAAAATGAAGAGCTAGACTTTAGGAATTATCCTGAAGTTAGAACTGTGCTAAGTGACGTTCAAGACTTAATTAATTATGCTACAGAAGCTAGTATCGTAATCAGTGCCTATACCAGTAGTACTGCAGATCGTATTGATCTTAGCATTGTAGATCTTCAGAAGTATACTGACCTATGTCGTAGTGTATGCAGCATCCTAGGAAGCGCGTCTAATGTTTGCTATGATCTTCTAGTAGAGATGAGAACACTTCAAGGGACACTACAGACACTTATGTATGTTAAAAATCGCTACGGAAATCAGTACATAGGAACACCGACAGACCCAAGTGCTAGCAGTGACCCTAATATCTTGTAATAGGAGTTGAGTTGTTATGATCGTCGAACATATATTAACAGATATTGACTCTCTGCAATCTCTAGCTCTGACATATCTAGGAGACGCCACACGTGGAGGAGAAATTGCTGATTACAATAAGCTTAACTATCCTTACATATTACAAGATAGAGAGGAATTAAATGATTATTTCGGAAGTGGCTATATAGCTATTGTTCGAAGTAACTCTCAAACTTCCACACTTATTAAAAAAGGGTGGACATTTAAAACAAAATCTAGTTTATTTACAGGAAATACAACAAGGGTATTTGGAGTTATAGAAGATACTTTAGTTCCAGCAGGTGAACAGACTTATGAAATACCTCTTCGTTGCACTGTACCAGGTAATTTTGGTAATGTTATGGCGGGGACTGTTACCGAAGTCGGAGACGATACACTACAGCTTAGTGATATTCAATTCCTAAGCATTACCAATGAATTAAATTTTTCAGGTGGTAAGCCAATAGACGTAAGAGTAACCGGGGATACATTGTACATTCCTACAGATTATTCTGAAGTAGCTCCTGAAAATATTGAAAAAATTCTAGATCTTATTGGTGGAGAAGACCTAGTTCTTGATGATTATGGTAATCTAGTTATTGAGGACGGTGGAGACTTAGCTTCAGTACATGGCTCTGACAATATTCGTTATGCTGTAATTTCCCGCCTACAGACAGAGCTTGGTGATTTATTACATCATCCTGAATATGGAACAGACTTTCAAGAGCTTATAGGCTCTCCAAATATCGCTAATCGTGAAAAACTTATGGAGATAGCCATTTATCGTTCCCTTGTTCAAGAAAGTAGGATAACAAATGTCAGTGTAGACAATATGACCATAGATGGGACAACCATAAACCTAAACATATCCTACAACGTAGCTATAAATGGAATGCCTGACCAAATTACATTAGTTTTATAAAACGTAAGGGGGTGGTATAGTATGTCCTTTGAACGCAAGTCTATGGAGTATCTTGTTAATAAGATGATTAACTGGGCGCAAGGTGTTTCCCCTAAATTAACGGATTTTCGCATAGGTTCAAAAACAAGAACACTTATAGAATCCGTCGCACTAGCACTTGAAGAGCAGTACGACAAAATATTTCGTGCTATTCGTCAGCTTATTGAAGATAATATTTATGCAATCTTTAGCTTCAGTAAAATACCTGTAGTTTATACTACAGGCACAGTTACTTTTGCACGAAGTACACCTGCTGATCAAAATTATCTTATTACTGCTGGAACCATGCTCATGTCTCAGGCAACACAGTACAATTCTCCTATTAGGTATTACACAAGCGCGGACGCTCTACTGGCCGTAGGTACTATGTCTGTCAATGTGGGTGTCATTTGTGGCTTACCTGGTGAACAGGGAAACATACCGGCAGGAACTCTAATAACCTTTGTTCAAAAGCCTATAGGTGTTGAAACTGTTACGAACGCCCTAGAATTTACAACAGGTAAAGAGGAAGAATCTAAAGAAAATCAAAAAGCTAGATTTCAACAGTTTCTTCTAGCACAAACACGGGGTGTTTTACAATCTATTCAGTATGGAGCTACCCTAGCTAAAGTGCTTGATCCAACGACGGGCGCTACTTTAGAATATGTTACGCAAGCACTAGCTCTTGAAGATCTTCCTACCCGAAAAGGTGAAGTTGATCTTTATATTTGTAACGGTGTAGGTAATGCAACGGATGCCCTTAAACTAGTGGTAAATACAATTTTAGATGGTTATTATGATACTTCAGGAAACCCTATCTATGGCTTTAAGCCTGCTGGAACTCTGGTAAAT